GATTTGACGCAAGCTGCCAGGCTGCCCAAATCGGAGACGGCCCTTTAACTGCCGTGCAATCTGATCAGCAGATTCCCCAGTTAGCAACCCGTTGCGGACAGTTTTTGCAAACAGATCGGCCTGTGACTCGGCAAGCCCACGGAACGACTTTTCAAGCACCTTCCCATTTGGCAACGTAATAGTCGTGCCTTGCGCAGCCGTCAATTGAAAGGTCTGCGGCGCACCCGCGACAGCAGCTTGCAAGTTGTCGCTAAGCGACACCACGTTGATTGCTGTCGGGTCCACGGTTGCCACTGATCGCGCAAACTGCGGGCTGATTTGCACACTGCGAATCTGCCTGCGCAACTCAACCGGCAAAGCACGTCGCAGCTCATTTGCCACAAACTCGCTTTGCAGTACGGCTAGCCCCTGCAGATCCTCGACGATCGCAAGCGTGCTTGTGCCCGCCCAGCCATCAAGTGACTGCTTTAGTTGCGCAAGAATCGCCCTAAGCCGTGCAGCTTTCGCAGGCGCCGCAAGCTCATCAATCCCACGCAAACGATCAACAGCATCCAAAACAAGATCGTTGTATGTAACAGCAATTCGCTTTGCGACACTGTTGCTAAATCGGTTGAGATCGATCGCATTGCGATATAGCTCCGATGGTGTGCTCATAAATCATGCAGATCCAACCGTTCAGATTTTTCGACGCAGATCACTGAAACATCTGCCCCGATTGTCAGAGCGTTGCCCACGATTTCAGTAAACTCTTTAATCACTTCCGCATCCCTCTTGTTTACGCGGGTTTCGGTGACGCTGTAAATGCCCTCCTCGTCATACCAAGTGACGCGAACCACTGCGTAAACTTGCTGCCTTAGCTGCTGCCTGACGTAGTACAGGTACTGTTTATCTGGATCTTCTTTTTCAGTCCTCTTAAGTCTGTCAATCCAACTCATCGGTCGCCTCCGGGTTTTCCCTAGGCATTGTGGCTTCAGTTTCAGCGACAGGCTCTGGCCTGTCCATTTGTATTAAGCCGCCAGCTTGTGTGGCCTCAATTTCCTCCTCAACGTCGAACTCATCGCCAAGCACTTCACCGGCTGACAATTGGTTAAGCAATGTTTCTTGGGTGATGGTCCCTGCCGCATAAAGTTGCAGCAGCGCTTGTATCTCCTGCGGCTCTAAGCGTGCTGCCAAGAAGTCGCGATTGATAAAGCTCATGCCGGCTTGCGCCTGCTGCATGTACTGCGCGTGAAACGTCAGGCAGTTGTCAATTAGGTCTTGCATCTGCTGTGCAATCACCATCATGGTGCTGTCCCCTTGACTGCGATCGATCCGCTTGGCCTCTGCTGTCTCTGCACTGAGCTTTTGCCCAAGCACGGCAGCAAGACCCAGTTCATTGATCTGCTGAGCAATCTGCTCAAGCCGTTGGAACTGTGCGTTGTAGCTGTTCCCAGATGGCTCAATGTATTCAGCACGCGCTGTCTCGGGCAAAGCCATCGCTTCCCCTGGGCCTGCGCTTATCTCCTCCGCAGACTGTGGGAACCCGTAGATAGCCAGCATTGGGACTGCGCTGATGTGCAACTGGTTGTCTAAATCGGACTGCACTTGATACGCCTTCAAATTCAGTTCTGCAATGTCAGCCAGTGGTGGCCGCGACTCAAGAACCCCAACGCGGTTTGAATAGGCCACCGCAAACGGGATCTCGCTCAGGCTGGTTTTGCCGTCATCCACTAAACGAAATTCACCCTTGTCATCTTTTTGGTGGATTTCAAACGCGCCAGGGGTCAGCACACGCACTTGCTCAACTTGCTTTTCGCCATAAAGCCCATCCGGCACAGTGACCTTTTCAATAAGCCTGATCATCGTCAGCTTTTGCTTTCCGTCAGCAATTTCAGATCGCCAGCCAAGAATGTCTCTTGGCGTGTATTGAGTCCAATAAGGGCGGCCATTTTCACCCGCCTTGGGCGCGTCAACTAGAACACCAACGTGGCCATACCTGATGCACTTGCGAGCAGTTTCATAAGTCCAGACGTTGAGATCGTTGCCCTGCAAGTCAACGTCGAAAAGCTGCTCAGTCACAACATCGCTGACATCTTCCAAGCGCACAGGTTTGCGGGTCAACATGCCAGCCAGCATGCGCTCAAGCCTGACGTAATACGGCGCAAGCGTTGAACGCAAAAGCCTGTTGTCATAAGCCTCGTCTAATTCTCGCGGTTCTTGCGGCAGGTATTTTCTGTGCCCTTTTCTGATGCCGTAAGTGCCCTGCAACAGAGCTTCAATCAGAAGCCAATGCGGCTCCATGTTGGCGTAAGCCGTGTTTGGGCTTTCAACAGTGGTGACGTTGCCTACACGCTGCCTGCCTGAGAAACCTGAATACACGGCTAAAGCCCGCCCGATAGTCTGATGTTAATCGACAGATCTATAGACACAAGAAAAGGGGCCAGCGACTGCCCCCTTTCAAGATAGCCGGGTAGACACCACCGCGACCGCATCAATATAGGCGGATGCCTGTTCCCCGTCCAGCTCGTGCATTAAGCATCGAGAAGTCACGGTAAATCAAATAACCCAGCGCATCGTTCATATGGTCATAGCCAGCATCCTTGTCTGGGTCACCGGCTTCGGTGTAGCTCTGCAGCTCTAGGCACTCGATCGTTCGCTTGCAATTTGCTGACACTTGCAACCGGACTTCCCCCTTGCCGTTTTCCAGCAAAGCTTGAACAGAAGCCACCCGATCACGAATGGGAGGATTTGCCTTGGGCGATTGATTGCTGAACCCATACGACTCAAGAATCTGAATATCAGTGCGCGATGCGTTCGTGCTGCGGTTGCCGCCGGATGCGTCTGGGTAGATGTAAACCTTGCGACCTTGAGCACGAGATTGAATCTCTTGCGCCATGGCATCAGTGTCATGCGCTTTGCTGATCTCATCAATCAACAGAAGTTTGCTGCCCAAGCGGACGCCAATGACTGCGGACATGTTGCCGATGTTGAAGTCAACGCCCACACGCAATGGCTCAGTGCTGACATCGGGGATGGAGGTTGTGACGTGCTTGTCACGACTGAACCTGTCGTAAACCTGGCCGGTCGTGAGGTTGCAGAACTGCCCTTCAAGATATGCCTTCAGCAGGCTCGGGTCATAGTTGGCTTGCAGCCTTTCGATGAAATCCTGAGGCAAGTATGGGTTGTCAGCCGTTCGCATCCTGATCAGCTTTCGGTCTGTGCGTTCCTGCGCTTCCTCTGTGCCAAAGGTGTTCCACATCCAGCGAAAGCCCTCTGGCGTTGATGCTGCGCTGAACTGCCGAACATTGCCGGACCTAAGACGACCAAGAATCTTTGGAAATGCTCGCGTGCAAATAGACGGGTTTACGGTATCAATTTCATCGCACAAGATATAAGCAAGGTTGAGGCCGATGATCCTTGAGTAGTTCTCGAACGACCGGCACAGCAGCTTGCTGTCACCGCTAGGAAAGTGCAGGATGTACTCAGGCAATGGCGAGGCGCGAAACGTATAGGGGATTTCGTAGTGCTCAAGAAACTGCTCAAAGTCCGCTTGCCAAATGTCACGAATCAACGGGCCGGTTGGTTCCATCACGCAACCCGTGAAGCCTTGGTTTGCAGCAGCCATAAAGCAAGCCTTTGCCGCTAGGGCTCGCGTCTTGCCAGCGCCATAGCCAGCACTAATGCCAAGGATTTCGGTCTGATCGTCATCAACAAAGGCCCGCTGGCCTGGGTGCAGGTCGTCCCTGATCCGATCGAGAAGGCGCTGAACATCAAATGCCGTGTTGGCATCACCGATCCGCTGCAGCACAGAACCTTCGGCAATGTGGCCAAGAATTCCGTTCACTGCAACACCTGGGCAATCTGCGCAGCGGTTTTGATGCAGCCCAAGGCAGCGCCGAGGTTATTTTGCTTTCTGGCCTCTTTTTGCAGCGTTGCCAGTTGGGCAAGAATCTCTGCAGTAAAAGTCAGGCGATCAGTTTCCCAGTCAGCGCGGATAAGCTCCCGCGCACGGGCGATGTAAGTGTCAGCAGTGCGGTCTGATGCCTCCCACTCTTTCGCTGCGTACTGAAGGATTTCAGAGCGAACAGCGCCGTTCGCCAAAAGCCGAGCGACGCGGTTGATGCGCATGTCCATCTCAATTTTGGTGGACTTCTTACCCATCAGTCCTCCGGCTGGCTTTGATCAAAGTGTGACGCAACAGGCTGACAAATGGCGGTGTTACCTGTGAAGTCCTCCCAGCGCTTGACGATCACGTCGCAGTAAGCGGGATCTAGTTCCATCAGGCGCGCATGGCGATGGTCCTGTTCACAGGCAATCAGTGTGGAGCCTGATCCGCCAAACAAATCAAGAATTAGCTGACCAGGCTTGCTGCTGTTTCGGAGAGCACGGCGAGGCAGCTCTACTGGCTTTTGAGTTGGATGAAAATCATTGCTTGCTTCCTTCTGAAGCTCCCAAAC